AGCTACAGCATTAACAGCCCTAAGCTCGATACTTTCAATACCAATAGTTGTTGGTGTAGCTAATGGGTAGCTAATAGCCATAGTGTTTATTCCTTTTAACCAAATACTGATTTAGTCTGACCACCACGACGACGATCATCCAGCATTGAACTCTTAGTCATTTGAGCAATCTTAGGTGCTGCTTGTGCAATGAGCTTCTTAACGCTTTCATCACCATTAGCTTGGAAGTTAAACGACTGGTTAATGACGACATTATCTCCACCGCCACCCTCCATTTGAACACCTAGCTTACCATTAGCACCTCTCTTGAGAGGCATGATAGCTTCAGGTCCAGCTTCACCCATGAGGCCAGTCTTACCACCAGACATAGGGAAGTATGTCGGACCACCAACTACACCACCATTGGCATATGCCTGTACGTGAGAGCCACCAGAGAAGACGTTGCCATTAGCACTAGGGAGGGTTTTACTAAGCCAACCAGCAAGACCTGTACCAGCAACACCATCTCCACCTACACTACCAACAAGACGTTTAATAACGAGGACTTGTAGGAGTTCTTTAATGATTGCTGAGGCCATTGACTTAAAGGCGTCTTTAACGCTTGCAGTGCCGTCAATAATACTCATAAAGGCATCACCCATAGAGCCTGCAATACTTTGTGCAAGGTCTTCTTGTTGGGCCTTAGCTTCCTCTAATACAGCCTGTTGCTCTTTAGTAGCTGCTGTTTGTCTGAGCGTATTCTCAAGCTCTTCGTCTTGTAAAGGAGTAAGAACACCAAAGTAATCTTCTCTAGCCTTAAGCAACTCAGATTGGATTTCACGTTCAGTACCAAATAGGCCAACTAATTGTGACTGAAGGTCAGCTTCTTCTTTTTTCTTAGTTAGGAACTCTGCAAGCTGTTTTTGCGAGGACTTACCACCAGCTTTTTTAGAAGCTTCTTTAGCAGCTTCTCTAGCTTCATTCCTGCCTATTGTTGCATCACCCACTTTGTTAATAAGGTCCACACGATCTTGATAAGCCTTGGTCACTTCCAGCGGATCTTTATCACCAGTTAAAGCCTTATCCCTTACAGCCTCTGCCTTAGTTAGTTCTGTTGCTACAAGGCTTGCAGAGGCAGCATCGGCACCTGATTTTATAGCCGCAGTTTCAGCTACCAAGCCCGCCAGCTTTGCCTCAAGACTTCCTACATTAAGAAGTGAGGACATTGCGGCATCAGCTTCTTTCAGTTCGTCAGCGAGACTCTTAGCTGAGTCAGCACCATTAGCAATAGCATCGTTTACATCTAAGGTAGTTTTAAATAATGCTAATGCTTCTTTGGCGCTGGCCTCAGTAATAGACTTTTGATCTAGGAGCTTCTGTAGCCTTTCAGCTTCTTGAGCCACCAACTCTGATCTATAGGCAGAAGATTTCTTACCTAGCTCAGACTCTATTGTAAGGAGGGTGAGGGCCTGACTTTGAGCATAAAGCTGTTCTCTAAAGCTCTTTTGAGACTCTTTACGCTCGTTAAGGGCTTTTTTATACAGTTTTACGTGAGATAAGAGTTGTTCACCTAAGTTCTTGTTATCTTCTGCAAGATCACGAGCGGCTCCCGCGCTACCATTTAACTCTGCTGTCATCTTAGCTGCGGATATTGCGGCGGAACGAAGAGTTCTTAGTAGAGCTATTCCGCTAAGGTTTATACCTTCTACGCCATCGGTAGCATCCTTAGCCATTTCAGAAAACGCGATTATTACACCTTCAGTGTCACCCTTTGCTGCTAACGCTTGCAGATTTTCCGTATAGCCCCTAAACACAGCGGCAGACATGTCCAGACCCAACTTGGCAAATTTTGCCTCATCAACATCTTCAGATGTCATCATTCCGAACAGACCTGTACCACTTCCAAAAGCGTCAGTCGGGTCTACAAACCGAAGTATGTTAAGCCCGCCCTGCCCCATCTGAGTAAAAATACCTGCTTTCGCCTCTTTCTCTAAAGCCTTAAGGGTATCCGCCAGACTTAAACGGGCAGATATCGCCTCAAGAGATACCATGGCAGACTCTAACCGACTAACCTCATCAGCTAAGTCACCGAAGGTCTGGTCAAGAGTGTCGTCTTTTATGTTGTTAAGGCTGGTAATCAAGTTATTGGAGGAAGTTTCTAACTCAGTTACAATTTCTTTTAGTTTCCTCGTACTACCAGACGCCCTCATAAATGCAGCACCAATAGCTGTAGCGAGAGGGATAATAATACCAAGAGAAGCTATCAGAATACCAACAGAAACACTGAGGCCAAGTATAGAGACACTACTAGCAAGGGTTGCAGCGGGAAGCATGTATAAGGCACCAACCAGTTGTGTAGCTTGCTGGCCGAAAGCAATCATTGGGTTTTGACCAGACTGAATCTGGACAATAAAGTCCCCTACTTGGTATCCTGTCTGCTGCATAGCTACACCAGCACGGCTCATGTGGCGACTACTGTTCTGTGCAGAGTCCCCTAGCCTTGCTAACTGTCTTCGGTATTCCTCGGCAGTAATAATACCCTGTCTGTGGGCTTGGCTAAGCCGCATTTGTGCAGCACGGAGTCTTACTTGAGCGGCATAACCCTCTCTGAACTCCATACGAAGTCTGCGATTAGCATCTGCACGAGTTCTAGCAGCATTAGCAGCCTCTTTAGCCACCCTAGCCTCTTCTCTAGCAGCATTAGCGGCATCTCTAGCGGCTTTAGCAGCTTCCCTAGCAGCTTGAGCGGCAGCCCTACGAGCTTGAGCCTCAAGTTTAGCAGCATCAGCAGCGTCCTTTTGGGCTTTCTCTACCCTTCTAAGCTCGTTAGCGAAATCACGGAGTTCTTTTTCAGACTTACCCGTGGCTGCTGCAAGCTCTTTAATACCTTTGTAGTATTGTCTTTGTGAGAGACTACCACCCTTAAAGGCCTTAGAAATCTTCTTGACATTATTCTCTAATGACTTAGTGTTCTTTACTGCATTGACAACACCTTTGTCATCTACCTTGATTACTAAACTAATATCGTCAGCCATTTGCAGTCCTCATGTAAACCCCGTCCAATTCCCTTATGAGATTAACCTCTTTAGGGGATATAGGACTTTCAGTTAATTCTTTGTAGTCTTTTATATCTCGGTAACTTATCGGGTTTGGTCCTGAGAAACCTTGGCTTCTACAGTTGTTCAAAGCAATAAAGGCAGACCAGACATTAGCTAGAATGTTAGGAAACTCTGTAGGAGGCTCCAATTCTTTCAAGCTGTGTCCGACCTGCCTTTCTACTGACTCTAGGTGTTCTCTCTTGGTAGTACCACTAGCGTCTGGTATGTTAAGTAGGAACTGGTGTTCAGCCCACTCAAGTAAATCAGATGCTAGACTTGAGTAAAAACCTCAGTCTCAGCTACCTCGTCCTCAATCTGTTCTTTAATCCAGAATACATCTTGGTATAGCTTCTTAGCAGCCTCTACACTAAACTTAGGTTGTTCACCACCGAATGTGATGTTCCAGTCCTTAGTGGTCTTAGAAAGCATCTTAATGGAGGCCGCTTCAAGCTCTTCTGCTGTAATGGCTGTGTTCTTATTGCCTTTAGTTTGCATTTGCTTTAGGCGCATGTTAGTCTGTTCGTGTACAGCAGCCTTGTACTCTTTAGTGTGAGGTGCATATACAGTGATAGTCATTTCACTACCATCTTCGTTAGTCAGAGGCTCTAGCGTACTAGGGTTCTTAACTACAACATCAATGGTGTCAATGGTCGGGATAAAATTCATTAGGTCCATATCGGGATTTCCTTAGTTTGATTGTGTCGGGTAATAATTTGGCAGGCTGGAACCTAACCCGACGATAAGCCCCAGCCCTGTCCTCTTACGAGGGTCTCTTAAGCAGAGGTGTCGGGACGGGAGATAATCAAGTTAGAACCTTCTGTGGCGTCATAGAGAGCTACGAAAGGAAGGGTGATTACTCGTGAGCCTGTTGCACCATCTACAGGTACGTCAGCACCGTTGATCTTGATACGAGGGAATGTGAAGGTGTATTGGTTGTTGCCTGTAGGATCGTTTACATTGACAATCAGTTCACTCTCAACTTCATCAATGAAGCGGTTAATCAAGGAGGCATCTTCAAAGTATGCAGTGAATGTACCTTCTACTGCTGCCATACCGTATTCAAGCTGTGGTGTAGATTCACTACCAACAACAAAGGTGGGGGCAATGCCGTTATCAATGGTGAAGTCAATAGAAGTCACAATAGCTGCTGTAGTTGCAGAGGCTACGTCACCGATAGCAAGGACACCAGAGTAAGCATCAAAAGGTTGTGCACCTGAAGCAGCAACAACAGTTTTACCTGTACCACTAATAGTCATGTCCTTACCCATCATGGAGAAGGTAGCAGTGACCATTTGGTTAGGGGCAATAGAGATGGCTAGGGAGCTTACAGCCATACCTGTGAACAGGCGGTACTGAGCAATGTCATTAGCGGCATCTTCAATAGAGAAGTATTTAGGTGTAACACCAGTCTTGAGTACATCAGGTGCAGCTACAGGTGTAGCATCCCAAACACCAAACATGGCACTCTCAAGGAAAGGGTCAAGATCACTGTCACGAAGGTCAACTACAATGTCACCACCGACTTGACGGTTACCATGACGGTCTACACGAAGCATACGGTCAGGTTGGATTTCATTACCTTGAACACGATCTTTAGTCAGGTTAAGGCTGTTAGTATTCTGTGGGATTGCTGTAAAGTCACCAGCGGGGGTAGTCCCGAAAGTGCTTTCTACAATGTAGCTAAGACCGCTACGGCTATTCTGTGCAAAGGCCATTTAAGGTTTCTCCATTAGTTGTATATTTGATACCCGATACGAACAGGGACCATAAAGTGTGAACCTTCTGGAACACCCAAGTCTCTTTCTGCATAACGAATGTGGATGTTGATTGCGCCAAGGCTAACGTCTGTTGTAGCCTCAAAAGCATCTATTATCTTATCTGCAAGATCGTCAGCAGCACTTGGGCCTAAACCCTCCGGTACAAAGCACTCAATCAAGTAGTAACCTTGGTAGTACATTTGTGGGTTAAGACCCCTTACAGCAGGTTCTCTTACTGTAGGGATCATTCGACATTTGACGTATGGTTCACCAGTGATAGGTGAAAAAGTTACGTTTTCCCAAGCTATGCTAGGTATGTCTGTGATGTTTGATAAGGCAGTCTCGAAGGTTGCCCTGATCTCTGAATATATTGAAGCCATTACCGGAACCTATCCCTAACTCTACCTACAGTCTGGAAGCGTTTATCTACCTCTTTGGCATCCGATGATCTATTCACCAAGACTGCACCACCCTTTTCTACAATCTGTTTCTTGTAGTCAGCAGCATCTTTGAGGATGTTATTTCTAGCGTCAGCCTTAGCGGCAGCGGTATCCTTGCTAGGTTTACCTTCTCTCTGTCTACGCCTACCAGAGCTTGAGCCAATAGGACGTAACGACCAAGACTCTACAAAAGCACCAGTATCAACGGGGGAGATTTCTACAGCGTAAAGACCTAGACTTGTGAGTTTGTCTTCAATCTTGTCACCATACAACTGCTCTAGTTTAGTCATCTTAGCCTGAAAGCTAGGGCTAATGGTAACTTGAGTAACCATGCAATTATTCCCTCACTTGGCAGATATAACAGGTTAATGTATCAGCAGAGTAAATCTTAGACACGCTAACGATCTTAACCTTGTCACCTACACCTACAACAATGTCATCAGCATCAGGTTCAGGTAGGGTAACACCACTTGT